TGGAATTGCTGCCGACGAGGACGTCTGCGTTCATCTTTGCGCGGATCTGACCTGTCAGATTGTCGACGATCCAGTCATGAACTGCCGGGATTGCCATGTGATCGATGTCAGCCCCAACAGTCAGAAGCTTGACATATTCAGCCGGTACCAGATCAACATAACCGATAACGTCGCTGGATTCTGAGATTGTGCCGCCAACAGCCTGGGATGTTGCAGCGTTGTTTGTTGTGGCCTTCGGGAATCTTACATAGTTCGGGAACTGTGTAACATCAACCTTGCCGAGCAGTTCAGCAGGCTTGATCAGTTTGTCCCATACAGCGTTGACTGTCATTGTAGGAATGACAGCACCAGCAGAAGTGAGCGCGGAACGCTCTTCAGCGGACATGTCACGTCCGATCAGATTCTTGACCCACGCGTCTCTGTATTCAACAGTGTTGATTTCAAACATTTTGTTTGTTTCCTTTCTCTCTTCATGAGATTCGATAATATTGCCGAGTTCGCCGGAGATGACGGCTTCCTGGATCTTGCGGTATTCCTCCGCGTCAGTCTTCCGCTCTTCCTCCGGATCTGCGTCAGCGGACACTTCGGCAGTATCCTCAGCCTTGACCTCAATGGCGCGTTCTTCAGCGGCCTCAGCCTCAGCTGTGACGACTTCTTCCTGTTCCTTTCTCTGCTCTTCAGGCTGAGCTTCTGCGATCTCTTCTTCAGGTCTCTCCGCCTTGAGTTCTTCAATCACTCCGTTGAAGTACTCCAAAGCTCTCGCATGGAGTTCGGTGCCAGGGTTTGCGGGGAACGAAACAGGGCTGACATCATAGAGCTTTTTGATATTGGAGATGACTCTGGTACGACTTTCCTCGTCGTAGTGATCGCCATCATCCGCCACCGTAAACGCAAATGACATCTGGGGATAGTTTCCGGCTTTGATCTCTTCGTACAACGCTCTAGAGTTCGCTGTACGGCTCAGATCAGCCATGATATGCAGACCATGCTCATCTGTATCCAGCTGCACGGTTCCTGCCGATGTGCGGGCGTATACTGCCCCCTGGTGGTCTACTCTAAGGACCACATCCGACATGTCACATTCATCGAATGCTGTCGGTTCGATGCGCTCAAAGTACTTCTCGCCTTCGATCTCGCACATTTCATAAGGAGCGAATGTGGAAGCGTACCCTTCAACCCGGTACTCATTCCATTCGTTCTTCACTTCGGAAAACGATCTGTATTCCTTATTCTTGTTCATTTGATTCACCTCTCGGATCTCCTACCATATAGAACTCGCCTCTGATCGGCGCATGCTGACCTTTGCCATCAGGCAGAGGCGGATAGTTAAACAGTTCACGGCCTTCATCAATCATCAGACCGCCTCTGTCAGTCATTTCTTTGTACAGACTGATCTTTTGCGCAACCGGCATGTACTGCAGCCGGTTCGCTGTGACATAGATCACAGACCCATGCCCCTGTTCAGCCGGAGTGAACAGCATCTTTGTCAGCACTTCACTCAGCTGAATGCTGAACGGTTCAATGGCGCCATTGAAGAAAGCATCCAGTTCGTCGCCCATTGCTGAGTTCTGCAGGATCTTTTCATTTACACCAAAGTAATTGAACACGTTCGTCTGGATCAGCTTCATCTGATCGGCATCGACAACATAGTTCTTGCTGCTGATCTGCTGAATGTCTGAATAAGTGTTCGGAAACAGGACGATTCCGCCGCCGGCATTAGGCCCGAAGTTATCGTCGTTGAAGCGCTGGCGCTCCTTCTTCAGATCCTCAGCCTTTGCGAAGTTGTTGACCCTTGCCATAAATCTGTATGTCGCCGAGTTCGTAACAGCCTCGGAGATGCCCTGTGTCTGCAGATTGATGAGCTTCATCGTGTCTGCCAGTGCATCGTTCTGTTCGCCGAACAGATCTGACTTGTACTGGAACTTCGTCATAATCCCGATCTGATCGAGAGCCTCTGCTGTGTGCCTGCCGTGATCGAAATAGAATCTGACCCACGGCTTGCCATTTACATCCAGCAGTTCCCAGTGATCTGTGTAGACCGGAGTGATGCCGGTGATCTCACCGTTCTTTTCTCGCACCGGCAGAATGAAAGCAGTGCTTTTCATATCCAGGACTGTGTTCAACCTGTATAAGAACTGTGACCATGTCTGATAATCGTTCGGCTGTTTGCTCAGCCTCGTCTTCAGTTTTGGCTGTGCTGCGCCGTCGATCCGGACGCTCAGCTTTGCGATATGCCTTGATCTGGCATCAATCGCGGATCTGACCAGTTCCGATTCATACAACTGGCCATCCCATGAACTGAATACCGGAGAATATCCGGTCAGTAATTTAAAGTACTGTCCCTTCAGTGTTTCGTGTGTCTTGCTAGGGAACAGCTTTTCAAAAAGCCCCATTTCAGCGACCTCCTAATTCTTTAACTGTGTCCCTATTTCCCCGAACCACTTCTGACGGACACACATCGCATCTAATAAAGCGGCCATACCGTCGATATGAGCCGCCTGATAAATCTTTACTAATTTCTTTCTGTCTGTAACGTTGTTGATCTTCAGCGCCGAATCAAGCATGTGGGCCTTCAGCAGATCGTTTCTGCCGATCCGGATCTTCCTGTCCTTAATCAGTCCCTCTGTCTCGTTGATGACTGGTGTCAGGTTTGTACCCTGGAACACATCATCCATGTGGAAGCCATAGGCTTTCATATCCTGGACAAGATACTGCGCTGAATATCTGTCATAGCCGACCTGAAGCGGAAGGATCTCATACTTCTCCACCATCTCGGTGAACCAGTTGAATACATCGTGGTAGTCAACGAAGTTTTCGCCGGACGGCTGCAGCAGTCCACGCTGGATAAATATATCATATGGCATATTGTCCCGCTTGATTGCGTCCTGAATCTTCGCCCCAGGAAGGAAGAACTTCATCAGCACATACAGCTTTTCGTTTTTCTCTATCAATACGCAGGCGCTTGTAAGATCGGTCGTGCGCGACAGATCAAGCCCGGCGACACAATAGGAACCTCGGAAGTCCTCCGGATCAATCACATCACCGTAACAGTTATCGACGTCAACCGCATCCAGCCACGCCTGGGAAGAGTTCTGCTTTATGTTACAGTACTTCGTCATAAACTCAGCTTTCTTGCTGAGAGATTCCGAAGCTATATCAATCTGATCGAGGATAAAGCTGACAGGGACAGACACCCCCATGCCAGGAAGACTCTTCCGGAGTTCGTTGATGTCATCCCATTTGTTTGTATCGTCGATCATGTAAAGGAATGGCAGCAGTCTCTTCTCGCGGCTGTCACCCTTCAGGAACCGTGTGGATCTTCCCATCAGTTCGTCATAAATGCCGTTGTCTTCATATCCGGACGAACTGATCGCCAGTGTCAGCGGTTCCTCTCTGGCGCCGGTACCGGAGATCATGACCTCATATTGCTTGAGGCCGCGGACTGCCGGCCATGAACTCATTTCATCAGCGACAGTCAGCATCGGGTTATAACCGTCCGCCTTCTTTTCATTAAATGCGATCTTCTTGATCGTGGTGTTTGTCTTCTGGACATACAGATCGGTCTTCCGCTTTTTGGTCATCTGCTTGAAGACTGGTGTATTGTCCTTGGTGAACTCAAACGCCGAATAGACAAGATCCGACTGATCCAGCTTCGGTGCCACGCAATAGATCTCACTGCCGAACTCACCGTCGACATAGGTCTCATAGGCAATAATCGCAGCGGCGAACAATGTCTTGCCCATCTTCCGGCCTATTACCATGAACACTTCACGGAACTGGCGCTTGCCTTCCTGGTCTACAATTCCGTAGATACAGGACAGAGCCGCCTTCTGCCACAATTCAAGGATCAACGGCTTACCGCCCAGCTTGCCCTTGTTGTGCTTGCAATACTTCTCTACAAAGCGGATAGCATTGTTGGCCTTCTTCTGATCGAAGATGTATGTACCATCCTCAATGCCGGCCATGATCTTTTCATACAGTGACCTGATCCAGAAGCCGACCGTAACCGATCCATTCCATATTGCCTGGTAATACTCATAGATGTAGTTGTTCATTTGAACTCATCCAGTTCGTCGATCTCTTCTTCCGGAGGCAGCATAGCCTCCAGTCTTGTGTTCACCATGTTGTAAGACTTCAGAAGAGCGTTGTATGACTGGAGATCAGCCGACGCTTTGCGCCCGTACTGGTTCTCCCCGTTCTTATATTCCTCACTGGCTCCATTCTCTGCGATGATTTTGCGCAGATCCTCAAGCTCCACCTCCATGAATGCAGCGTTTTTTATGAGTGGATCAGCAATACTCTTTTTCTTTTCCGGCAGTTTGGAGTAAATCTTATTCAATTCCGCCAGACGGCGCTTAATCTTGGTATCTTTGCTCAATTTTGCCATTTTAAACACCCCCTTCGCGACCTCCAGAGAGGAACTCCGACCTTTCACCTACACACCGGTCTCCTCCTTAGGGTTATTTGATAGACCCCGGGGGGACTATTTGCTGATTACCTGACCGTATTTGTCAACGTAGAATCTGCGTTTGCGCAGTGCATTGTCATGTTCTTCGGCATGACAGTCCCAGCACAGCGCTTCAAGGTTGTCCCAGTTGAGTACAACCATCGGATTGTTTATGTTCTTCTCCGTTATATGAACCTTGTGGTGAACCATCGTCGCCGGCACGATCAGTCCTTTCCTGTAGCACTTCTCACACAGACCACCAACAGACTTCAGGTATGATGCTCTGCACTGTTGCCAGCGCTTTGATTTATAAAACGCTTTTGCAAATTCTCTAGCCATTCACAATATACCTGTGAACCCACTTCTGATATGCGTCACATTCGTGTCTCTGCATTCTTACTGCGCACTTCTCGCATCCTACGCATGGGCACCGGCTTTGTCTATCCAGTTCGCGCATGTGCTCAACGAATTCCTCATTTGTCAGATCGCTTACATCGATTACATCATTATCCTTGCTTGGCATAGATCATCTCCGTAAATAAAAAAGCGGACGGCCAACAGCGAACATAGTATTGGGTAAGAAAGGAGGTTCTATCATTAGTAGCCTGCCGTGATTGCTTTACTTGACCGTCCGATCACGACACGAAAAAAGAGACGGTAGCCTGATCCGTCCCTTTTTCACCGATACTATTGTAGCACCCTGTTGTGTACCAAAATGTACCGAGATTATTGTCTTTGATTCCACCGCTTGATCAGCTCAGCTGATTCCTTTGATATGTCTTCCTGGTTCCGGATGATTGTGATTGTGATGTTCGCACCGCACTCCGGGCAGATGATCTGAACATATCCGCAGCCGATGCAGTCAGCTCGCTTCACTTCAGATCCGCAGAATGGACAGGGTTTCAGATCGGTCATCTTAATCACCTTCGTCATGAACTTCCTGCTCTTCTGTTTCGGTCCAGCTTTCTATATCCTGCTGCAGCTCGTCGGTTGTGATCTTCACCGGCACAAGAGTCTGCGGCATGAATTCCATCTCGTATGCATATCTTGATACTTCAACGCCGCTGACATCCTCGACCGTGTACATGGTATTTTCATTCATGTAAATGTAATGTTTCTGGTAAATCCCTTTATCACGATCGAGCTCGACCAGTACGGCGATGCCATCCCTCTGATCTTCGATAGAGATCTTGCCGGTCATCTGCAGGATACATTTGTCCGATCTTGTATTGATGACTGTCAGCCTTCTGACGACATTGAAATTGTCAGCCTGCTTTGAGATGTTATATGAAACCTTATCAGCTTCTCTAGTATCGCATCCAGTCATCATCAGAACGATGAATAATGCGACAGTGAACAGAAATATCACATGTGCAATCTTTTTAATTTTCATGCTTTTCTCCTCTCAAATTTCGGCTCTGACCATATCCTTACCTGTCTGTCTTCCGCTTTCGGATCAGTTGTATAGTCCAAACAGGTGACATGCTCTCCGATCCATTTAATTCCCTTGTGCTTCGGCTGGTCATAGATCACTCTGCAATATGTGCCTACTTCGCCGTTGTAGATTTGGTAGCAAAGATTTGTACATCCGGCACAGTTCCATGATGATGTACTCATTTGTCATTACCACCAGTTTTTCTCCTCAATAGAATCGATGAACTTCCAAGTCTGATATAACGCATAGCTGAATGGCTTCATCACATGCTTATCAGCTTTTGCTTTCGCATATTCAGTTTTCAGAACATCGACTACATCCTGCAATGTCAGTTTCATTCAATCACTTCCAATCTGACCGGCACGATCTCGTAATCCTTATTGCATTGTCTGGCTAAGAATTCGAGTTTTGCCGTATCGAAGTCCGGTAAGATAAGCGCCCGATCTTCGGCAGTCCGTTGATGCCATGGATGGTACCGGCGATCAGTCCCGAACAGCCATTTCTTCGTTCGCTTATTCCTGATCGCGTACATCGGCTTTCCCATCTGCAATCGCCTCAAGCGGATTACGGCTCACTCTGTCAACAATTCGATAATATGTTTTGATGCCTGTTGTTGTTGCCACACGTTCGCCTTCGATTGTCTTATCCGGATTGTCATCGCTCCACATTTCAAGCAACTTCAGACATCTGGCTACTGTTTCATCCGGCACATCGATCTTCGCACTGACATTGACGGTTATTCCGTTTTTATTCATTCTTCTTTCCTCTCCACATAATCCATCAATCCGTATTCCTCTACCAAGTATCCGATGAAGTTTCTTGCATCTTCTCCGATTTCTTTTATGGAATATTCGTACCGACTTGTGTATTTCGTATTTCTGTACAGTTCAGCAATGACCCATTCAGCCAGTTCTTCCAACTTCTTTTGATTGTTCAGTCTGTCATGGTCGATGTATGAATCACCGTATGCTTCTGTTGCACCAATCAATTCATCGACAACTCTGATGATTTCACTTCCGCTTAAAGCACTCATTTTTCTTTCTCCTCATTCCAGTCACGCATCAGAGTTATTACTCCTTCACGATTCCAACTGTCTTTCCGATCCATCCACTTTTTTATCCACTCAACAGGGATCGCATCCACTGTCGGCTGTGCATCGATCACTCTTTTCCATCGCTTTGTGAGAAAGTCAGGCATCTCACAATCTATTTGGCACCTCGGTGATGCATCCGGGCAACGATTACAGAAGTCGCAGTTATCGATGTATCTTTCCAATTCATCCGCATCAATCAGCCTGCCCATCTTCCACCTCCGTCAGCCACTTGGTGAC